GGTGAATGCGCTTTTAATTCTGCCAATCAAATTCTTTTCTTTGGGCTTGTATTTCTTTATAATCTCCTTAGATTCTTCACCTATGGTTTTATCAAAGTAATCTTTCATGTTGGCATAATACGTTAAAATGTAATACACTTCTTTAAGTTTCTTGGCTTGTTCTTCATTTGTATCTTTCGCTTGTGCATACTTTTGCTTAACAAACTTTCCAACGATTCTATAATTTTGAGTCTTTTCAAGCTTGGAAAGAAATTGCAAATATGATGCATAAGCAACGGTTCGGGTGTCGTCTCCCGGTTTCATTTTATCGCCAATATCGTCCAGTTCACCTGTGGATGTGGGGTCTGTCTCTTCTTCTTCTCTTAGCACTTATTTACCCTCTTTGCCAGCAGATAAAAGTTTATTTAAAGAATCTCTCATTTTACGAAGAACAACGGTTTTTTGAGCATCATTTCCAAAATCTAGTTTCAACAGCAAAGTTAACATTTGCTCGTACTCTTTAACGTTATTTATTCTGCTCATATATTTTGATATCATCTCAACATCAGATTCAATTTTGTTTTCTTGTTCCTGCTGAAGTTCTTCTAAGATTATCTCTTTTAATCTTTTTTCTGTTACTTTCATTTTTTATCCTCTAGGTGGTTTTGCATCAGATAAGTAGCCTTTTCTAACGATATATTGAGCTAGCATTTTCTCTGCAAAAGTGTTTGTATCTTGAATAACCATATCTGGGTTTTGCTGTAGGGTATTTAGCAATGTTCCCGCAAAATTAGTTAGAATCTCTGGTTTTAATGGTACTTCCATTGCATCATCAACATTAAATAGTTTCGCTAAAGGATTACCATCTGAGACCTTGCTGTCTTCCATCTCAACATAATCAGATGCTGCAACTTTCATAACGTCAAATGCGGCTTGAGACATTTCTTTAGCTGCTAGTATAGCTTTGGCAGCAGTTTTTCCACTTTTCCAGAATGCAGTTAATCCCGATACAACATTACCAACTGCTGGTATTGTTTTTACCATTTCTAGTCCAGCACTGAGAACTTCGGGTGCCAATTCTTGCTTAAGTTGTTGGAGAGCTTTAGCTCCGGCGGCTTTAGCCGAAAGGATCAGGAGACCTACTTTAATTTTCTCTACAAAATCTTTTGCGGTTGTTTCTTCTTCGTTTAAAAGATTCTTGCGCCAACTTTCCATTATGAGTTTCATATCATTTTTCATATTCAACACCTCTACCATAAATAGAAAAAGGAGGGAAAAACCCTCCTAGTAATTAGTTATAAAATTCGTCATCCGGTGGTGGAGGGGGAACCTCCATCAAATCTTTGAAAAACTTGCCCAATGTTGGATCCTGTGAGATATACCAACCGGTTGTTCCAATTATTGATAATTCTTCTAGAGTAAAACCAACTTTACCTGCTTGTTCGCAAAGTTTTAAAAGTTCTCTCATTGTCTCGGCTATTTTGCCGGTTCTATCTTTTGTTGCTTTATCTATTATTGTTTTTATTGTTTCTTCATTGAATATGGACATTTTTATACTCCTGTTTTAAATCTAATGTCATCTACTAGTGCGGAGGAGGATTGTTCTTTTTCTCCTCCAATGTTCCATAGCATTTCAATTCCTAGCTCATTGCAAACATCCATCTCGGGTGTGTTTGTTTCGTAACGATCTCCACCATTTGCAAAAGCATCGGGCTTTATCCTTCGGAGTGCTTCACAAACAGAACCATCAGAATCATCTACTCCAGTTACCATCATAACACCTTTAATTGATCCAGCAATATATGATCTTTCTTTGAAACTCATAAATTTGTAACTTTTTTTCTTTTTAAGCCATTCATCACTGTTTAATATAACAACAACATGACCAAGTTTTGCAGCTTCTCTAATCATTCGAACGTGCCCTATGTGAATCGGATCAAACCCACCAGATACGGCAATTATTTTTTTCATTTATTCTCCATGCTAATATAAACAGTATAACATGTTACACTCGTATTGTCAAGTTTTTTTTATAAAAAATCTTCCCATTCTGTCGGAATAGCAATGCCTCTAAAGTGCGAGAATATATTTCCCTCCGGGACATAGGGTTGTTTTATAAGTGGCATATTTGCTTCACATGGAGTTCTGTCGTTCTTAACATTATTGCATTTTTTACACGCAGCAACGATGTTTGTCCAACACTTCTCTCCACCTCTAGATTTAGGTATGATGTGATCCATGGTTATATTTTTGAATTTAAATTTTTTGCCGCAATATTGACAAACATTATTGTCTCGCCAAGCCACATTTTTTCTATTGCAATGTAAACTAATTCTTCTAGTTGAAATATACTTTTTAAGAACTATAACGGCTGGGAAGGGGTAGAGATCTTCGTCTTCATATTCACGGACAACTTCGGCTCTACCAGAATAACACATGTTAAATGCTTTAAAGGAGTCAATAATCTCTATTGGTCTCCATGATGCATCAAGCTTTAAAGTATGTATCCGATCTTCGCCCACATAATAGTTAGTTTTTAATAACCAGTTTTGCCGTAGCAGAATCCATTGGGAGTTTTTCGGAAAGAGTTTCTGATAGAGAAAAGCCATCGATAAAGGATCTTAATTCGTTAAAAGCTCTTTTATAGTCTGGTTCCATTATAATTTCGGTTTTACCAGCGTGTCCATGGATCGCTCTAACTTCTCCAATATTATCATAGACTGTGACGCTTGGATGTTCGGATAACCATGTAACACAAACTTTACCATTGTCAAAAATAAAACCTTGAGCAACTCGGCCCGTACCAGATATTCCAGATTCGTCTTCTGTCCTATTTAGGTAAAATATTTTCATAACCACATTTCTCCATCGTCTTCGGTGCTTTCATCATGTTCAACTTTCTTCTCCTCTTTTTCTTCTTGTCCATATGTTTTGGCTAAATATTCCAGAACGTCCATAAAAACTTGAAAATAACCCTCCGAGGCTTGAGGTATAATTTTTAGAGTACCAGAGTGAACAAATACCTCTGCTAGATCGCCATCATATGAAGTAATTACAATTGTTGTATCATCGTCCTGCATGGTGCAGAAATTATTTTTTTCTATTAGGTGAGAAAATAAATTTGCAATAAACTCTTTTTCTTCTTTATTGTTAAACTTACCCAAGTATATACCATATTTTATGGCTCTTTGTATTTCTTCTTTAACGTTCAATTTTTTCTCCCTTGAAGAGTGGGATAAGTACCTTCTCAATAATATCTTTAGTTTCCGTGGGAGACTCGACAGAAAAAGAATTATTTGGTAATAAAGCTTTATAGATTTCTTCATCATTACCTCCTTCATGACATTTGTCCCCTATAAAATATATTTCTCTATCAGGAAAATGTCGAAAAGTAAAAGTTTTATCCCACCCTATAGGATATATATCAAAAGAAGTTTCTCCACCTATTTTTATAGATAAGTTGATATTTAAGTTTTTAAATTCTTCCCTAAGTTGTTCCGCGACGATGTTTCTAAAATTACCATGAGAAAAGCCTTGATCGAAACTTACAAAAGCGGATCTCTCATCTAGGGTTGCATTTCTACCTATGGGGCACCAATTGATCATTGAGCCCCTATAGGAAATAAAATGACCGGTTAATGGTACTTCAAAATGAGAACAAATATGATTCTGGTAGTCGACCAGAACTTTCATTATTTTGTTGAATTTGATAGTACCCACTTCTTCTTTAAAGTTTTTTTCGAAAACACAATTGTGTTTTTCGTGATTGTGTGAGGGAGGAGTATAATGTTTAGTTCCATTGCACGGAAGTAAATGCATCTTATATCTGATCCTTGAATTTATCAGAAGGTAATGCAGTTGTTGGTTGGTATATTCAAGGTCACTCCCGGTTACTATTCCGATCTCACAAAAATGAGTGAGAACCTTAAGTGGACCAATGAGTTCTTGACTCAAAGATTGTCTAGGTAATGTCAGAGTACCATCCATATCAAATAAAACTAATTTTTTCATTATACTCCAAGTTGTTTTTTTACGTTGTATTAATAGTATAACATATTATGTTGACAATGTCAAGGATTATTTGAAACTTTTTTTCCACTTTTTAGAACAATTTCACAAATGTGCTCCAAGCGCTCTATATGCTCATATGCATCCCATGGATTATTACCAACGGAACAGACTCCATGATTTTTTTGACCAACGATATCAAATTTAAGTTTATTTGTGTCCGATCCTTCAAAATCAGCAAATGCCTCGAAAGTTTCTTGGGCAAGTATTTTTGATGTTACCGGAAGGACAGGTACTGAGGGCCCTACTCTTGTGTATCTACTTACCTCCGGAAATTCTGCTGCTACAGATTGAAGATCCCATCCAGCATACATTGCTGCTATAATATTCGTTGGATGAAGGTGAACTATGGCCCTAGTTTTCTTGGGGTTGTTCTGGAGGAGATAATGCATATCTAGTTCTCCGCTAGGTGTCGTTCCTCTTGGAATTTTATAACTATTCTTTGTAATTTTAACTTTGATTATGTGTTCGGGGTGTATGATAGTCTTTCTCCAACCAGATGGAGTAATGTACATAATGTTGCTATTTTTCCGACGCAATGATATGTTTCCATCCCTAGTGGTGATCCATCCTCTTTCATATGCTCTCCGCATAACATCACCAATTGCTGTAATCATTACTTACTCTGTCTCTTTAGGATGTCTGCGGTGGATTGTCGAGTGTCTCCAACTGTTTGAGAATAAGTTGGAGATATATTTCTTGCAGACATGCCGGACTTTTGCTTCTTTCCTGTCGGATCAGCTTTTTTCATCATATCGGATAGACCAGATCCGAACCTGTATGCAGGATCGATAAACTTTTTCATTTTAACATATCTTTGGTGAAGATCTGTTCTGCCATCTTCTTCGGTACCAAATGTTTCCGTGTCATAAGCCTTTTTGCCTATGGCTTGGTTATTTAGAGCGTTATAAAACAATCTTCCGATTCCATCACCGTCACTAAAAATCTTTCTAGTGCTCTCTTCTTCATCATAATAGTAATTGCCCATAGAAGTCTTGTCAACGTTATTTTGAACCCACTGCTCCATAGAGGTTATTAAATCCTCAGCGGTGAATACATGACTCAATCCTAGAATTTTTTGTAGTCTAGACTCAGTGAGCAATTTTTCTAACTCCTCTTGTATTATTTCTTTTATATTTTCTGTCGTTAAATTCATTTATCTCTCCTTTTCTGTCATTCTTAAAATTCTATCTTCAGCATATCTCTCTTTCATAACATCAAGCCCTTCATCGATTTTTTCAATTGCTTTCTCAAGCATGTGCTTTTGATTCTGCATTGCAGTGACTATGTTTTCTTGATGATATTGTAATCTTTCTTGTGCGGCTTTTTCTTCTTCTTTCTGATCTCTGCGTTGTTGCCAATTCATCCAAAGCAAAGAAGCTGTCCACATTCCAAGCGGACCATATTGCGCCAAACCTTCAATTAGTGTCTCCATTCATAATTCCTCCGTTACCATTTCCTACAGGACCAATATCTTGCTTTTGTCTTGGGACCGGGATTATCGCAGTTGTGCCTTGCTCTAAAAGACTTTCTTCTCTTGGGATTTGATTTTTTAATTCTCATGTTTTTATCACCAAAGTTGACTTTTTTAACATTGCCGGTTTTTGGATCTTTAACATAGACCTTGAATTTCTTAACATCGCCTCTCATTGGTTTATTGAGTTTAACTTTACGTCCGCGATATTCCGCTTCCTCAAGCTCCTCTTCTTTTAGAATTTTCTCTATGTCATCTGCTTGGCCTTTATGGGCTTTAGAGGCACCATAAAGCTTATCCCGAATTCTTTCAAGTTCTTTTCTGTCTTTATCAGATAGATCCTCTTCATTTATAATTTCTTCATTCTTTTTAGACTTGTTTCCCCAATTTTTTGCGCCAACCTTACGACACTTTACAAGTGCACCAGAAGCATAGGCTGATGGCCATACATCGTAACGAGATCTTACTTTATGATAGCAAGCATCCTTTTTGGATTTCTTCTTTTTCTTTTTTTTCTTTTCTGAGAGGATTGCTTCAAGTTCCTCATGAATCATCTTTTTTAATTGTTCTGATGTTAGCTCCATCTCTTCATTCCTCTTCTTTGATCCTTTTTTACCCCAAGATTTACCCTTGCCTCTTTCTTTGCATGCAGATGGAGTAGGTCTACAGGCAGGATATTTTTTTCTCTTCTCATCAGAAGAACGACCGCATGACTTGTAACCACCTTTACCGTCTGGTGCATTACAATCAACCCAGCCACCCTTCTTCCCTTTGGCTCCTTTTCTCTTGAACCAATCACGCAGGGAAGATTCTTTGGAAGACTCCGATCCAGCTTTTTTACGTTTCTTTTTCTTTTCATCAAGTTTTATTTTGCACTCCTCCAGATCTTTGTCTGTGAGGAATACACCCTTGATGTAGCTTTTTTTTAATTCAACCGCTTTAGCAAGGCGATGCAATCCATCTACAGTAGTCAACCTACCTTTCTTGTCTTTGGCAACCATTATAGGTGCTGATAGATCGGCATTATCTTTTCTGGTTTTATCGGGGGTATCATGATTCAACACCCATTCTAGATCTTTTACTTTAAAACTGCGTTTATTCTTGTCTTTGGCGATATTAAATGCTTTTTTAATATCATACTCTACTCCATCATGAGTAAAACTTCCTTCCTCAGAATAATCTTGTTTTTTATGTTCAGACATATTCAACACCTCAGATTAATTAGTATCCTCAGTCAGTTCATAGTTGCAGTCTGACGGTTTTATATTAAATTTTTTAATCTCTGAGTGTAAATCTCTTTCTCTTACTCCGAGAACAGAGGCAGCATCCTTGATTGTTCTAGTAGAAGATAAAGCAAATATTAATAAAGATTCTTTTATAATATATTTAATAGATTTATATAAAGGAAAATTATATAATTTATTATTAATATATAGATTAGATAATTCTAACTTAAGAGCTATTAATTCTTCTAATGTTAAAGTATTTAGTATTACTTCAAAGTCAGAATTAATCTTTCTTTCTCTTAATAGTTTATTTCTTAAAGAATAATTATAATATTTTCCTTTATATTCTCTTAATTTTTTTTTCCACATTTACTTGACAAGCCCCGGAATATATGTTATATTATATTACGTTGTTTTTTTATTTGTTGTACTCTGGAGAATCTGGTTCTTCTACTGATTTTTGGAGTTCATCTTCGAACTTATCGAAGTAAAGTTTAATATTAGTCAAAAGGTAATCAACAAAAACTTCTTTATCTTTTGAATTGGCTAAAGTATCATATGCATCCAAAATGTATTGAGAAATTTTTCT